AGATTTTTAACAATAACAGTTCGATGTTATGTATCAGACGACGCAGACGTTGTTGGAGCTCTCGAAGAATTGTTAGAAGATGTTGAAACCGTGTTGGAGGATAATGATCCCTTAACTTACACGGACTCAACAGGAACATCTCATACTACAGTACAAACTACAATTGCTACTGTGGATACAGATGAAGGCGTATTAGAACCTCTGGGTGTAGGAGAAATCACCTGCGAGATTCGATATTAATGGAGATATAAAAAATGTCATTTTTCTTTAGTAGAGATACAAAAGTTTTCATGAAATGGAGTGCTGACGGGACAACCGCCAACACAGCAGTTTATGAGATTCCTGTGTTGGATGGATTTTCATTCAGTCAGGGAACAAATACGACAGAAGTAACTTTGAATGAAGCAGCAGGCGCATCTGGGTACAGTAAGAGAGGTAGAGCAATGTTTACCGATTCTTTTGCACCAGCAGAATGGAGCTTTAGTACTTATATGAGACCTACAACTTCAGCAGCTGGTTCAGTTGCAGCAGATGCAGGACTACATGGCGGAGCTAATAAAAAGTTTGCAGTAGAAGGCCCACTATGGGCTGCTATGGGCGCTGAAACTTATATGGGTGCAGTTGGTGAATCAGGAACATTTAATCCTGCAACTCACGAACCTAACGCATTTGATTTCGCAAGTTCAAACAAAGTAACAATCGGAGTATTTGACCTATTCTTTGTTCTTGGTGCTTCCAAGGATACTGAGGGTACAACATTTACAACAGGTACAGATGGAGTAACCGTCTATAAGCTAGCAGACTGTTCAGTCGGTTCTGCTACAATCGATTTCGATATTGATGGTATTGCACAGGTAGCCTGGTCTGGAAATGGAAAAACAATTGAAGAAGCAGCTTCTTTAGTAACAACTGGTGGTGGTGAAACTACTCTCGGTTTAATTAATGAAGGGATTTCCTCATCAAGCAACTATATTAGACAAAAGTTAACAGATTTAACAATTGTGTATGACGCTTCAGAGACTACCGGAACTAAAGGTACTTTAGGAAGTTCAGACACTACATTTGCTGTAACTTTGACTGGTGGTAGCATAAGTATTGAGAATAATCTTAATTACTTAACGCCAGAAACACTTGGTAGTGTTAACACGCCTTTAGGGCATGTAACAGGCACTAGGTCAATTTCTGGAAACTTCACTTGTTACTTGAACGATGTAGCAAATGGGTCATTAGACTTATTTGAGAAACTTCAAGAATCAAGAGGAGTTATTACTAACGCGTTCGCCTTAACCTTTGGAATAGGCGGAGGTAGTAGTACCCCAAGATGTTCAGTAGCTTTACCAAAAGCACATTTAGAACTACCTTCACATAGTATTGAAGATGTAGTATCAGTAGATGTAGCTTTCCACGGATTAGCAACTGATATGTCATCTGCTACAGCAGCTGATGCAACAAATGAAGTGAGTGTGACTTACACCTCATAATATAAACTAGGGTGAGTGAGGGCTCCAATCCTCACTCATTCATTTTTTGGAGAATAAAATTGGAAAATAAAGAAGTAGTACAAGAATTAAAAAAACAACCAATATCGCTTAAGAGCTTACTTGCTCCTAGCAAAACCGTAGAATTTGATTATCCTGGGATGGAAGATTTCAAAGTTAAACTAACTTATCTTGCAAGAGAAGAGTTACTAAAATTACGTAATAAATGCGTAACTAATAAGTTTAATAAGAAAACTAGAGCATACGAAGAAGAATTCGATGCAGATAAATTCCTACCTCAGTATATATCCGCAGTTATAAAAAACTGGACTGGACTGAAGTATAAATACTTAGAAGAGCTTCTATTAGTAGATACATCAGGAGTCGATGCAAATGATTGCTTAGAATTTACACAAGATAATTGTGAAGTTTTAATGAAAAATTCAAACGATTTCGATACATGGGTAACTGAACAAGTTGGTGATTTAGAAAATTTTACAGAACGCAAGTAACATTACTACTTGCGGATTTAGAAAGATTTTTTAAAAACGACATAGACTTAGATAAGTATCTAAAAGTCTGTGAACAACTGGGACAAGAACCCGACCCTAATAAGATGCCTCCCTCTCGTGGCGAATTGCCCTACGAGGTGCAGATAGCATTTTCAATTCATGATATGTTACCTGACAGATGGGATGGAATGTCTGGGTCTTACTTTGGTAAAGATTTATCAGCACTAGGAACAATTTTAGATATATACGAAGTTGAAGACAAGAAACAATGTGTTTTTTGGCTAAAAAACATCGAAGCTCTCAACAGTCGTTCAATAAACGATAGAATGACACAAGAGAGAAAGCAGCGTAAAAAATAATGGCAGGAAAGAAAAGAGATGGCGGTTCAGTTAAGGTTAAAATTACTGATGATGGTTCGTTAAAGAATCTAGGTAAAAACGCGAAGAAGGCTGGAAAAGACGTTGGTTCAGTCGCAAAGAATGTACAAGAAAGCGACAGAAGACTAAAATCCTTATCACAACAAACATCAAACTCAACAAAAGCATTTTCAAAACAAGCCCAAACTATTGGTGGGGGACTTGTGCCTATTTATGCAACAATCGCTGCGCAGGTATTCGCCGTTTCAGCAGCATTTAGATTTTTACAAGACGCAATGGAAACCAGAAATATGGTAGAAGGCCAGAAGGCTTTTGGTGCTATAACTGGTAATGCATTTGCAACTATGACTGCTTCAGTCCAAGCAGCAACTGCTAACATGATTTCTTTTAAAGAAGCTGCATCTGCTGTTGCGATTGGTAGTGCCGCAGGATTAACTAGAACACAATTAGAACAACTAGGTACAGCAGCAAAAAATGCATCATTGGCTCTTGGTAGAGATGTAACAGATGCCTTTAACAGATTAATAAGAGGTGTGACGAAAGCAGAACCCGAACTATTAGATGAATTAGGTATTATATTACGACTAGAGCCTGCAACAGAAAAATATGCAGCAGCTATAGGTAAAGCAAGAACGGAATTAACAGCTTTTGAAAGATCACAAGCCGTTGCAAATGAAGTTATAACTCAAGCAGAAACTAAATTTGGTAGAATTACAGAAATTATGGATGAGAGTGCTTTTGTACTTGGTCAGTTTGCAAAAGAGTTTGACGATTTAACAAAAGCAATCAAGTTAGGAGTTGCAGAATTTTTAATTCCAATTATTTCATTTTTAAAAGATAATATCACCTCTTTAATTGGTGTATTCGGATTATTAGCAGCACCTATTGTTAGCCAAATAATTCCAGACTTTGGAAAAATGGCAACTATGTTTGATAATGTAGCACTTAGCTCAAAAAATATGGGTAAACAAGCAAGTAAAGATCTTAAACTTATGAAAGGTTTAAAAGGCGGTGGAGACATTGGCAAAAAAGCACAAAAAGACTTCATGGCCAGTGGAACAAGCGGAATGCAAAGCATGTTAGCTGGACAAGACATGACTGGACAGAGTGCTACTTTACAAAAAGCTGCCCAAGGAAAGAAACTAAATGCAAAAGAACTTGGTGTTTTAAAAAGGCATTTAAAACAGAAAAATAATATGATTGGTAACATGACTAAACAAGACCAATTAATATTTGATAGATATATAAAACATCAAGAACTTGGATTAAAAGGTAGTATGACAAAAGCCAAGTTAGAATATAAACAATTAGGTTTAGTTACTAATAAGTATATTGCAGGTGCTCAAGTAGGCTTTTCAAAACTATTTGGTACAGTGGCAAAAGGAGCTGCAGTAGCTGGTAGAGCAGTATCAAGATTATTAGGTGCTTTTGGTTGGATAAGTTTAGCTTTTATTGCTTTTGATGGTATAAGAGCCCTGATGAAAGGTACAGAAGAAGATCTAACAAAAGCTCAAGAAAAAGCGGTGGCATTTACGGACTCTTTAAAACTTTTAAATACAGAACTACAGAATATGGAAAGAGTTAGAAGAGAAGGTTTTGTAGTTGGAGGGATGTCTGTTTTAGAGCAACAAGCAAATGCACTAAAAACAGGAGATGTATTAGGAATTATCAGGCAGTTTAATGAAGGACTATCTTTAGGTACTATGAATGAAGGTACGCAGAACGAACTATTAAACTCTATTCAAAGCATTGTAAATTTAGTTCCTGAGTTAGAGGGAATACAAAATTTATTTAGTGGACCTATAGATAACTTACAACAAATAGATTTGACTAATAAAAATCCATTTGTAGTTATAGCCAATGATGTTATGCAGGCTGGAATGGCTACAAAACAGTTTAATGAACAAATACAGGGATTAGATAAAGCAGTATTAAATGTAGTAAGTGGGGCAAAACAAAGACCTTATGCTTCTTTAATAAGAGAAATATCAGGTCTTGTTGGAGCAAGTGGTGCTTTAGGAGATAATACACTTGAAAAACTTGACTTAGCCCAAGCAACTGCTGAAAAAGAACTAAAAAGTAGACTTGGTACATTTAATCAGCTAAAAACTTTTAAACAAAATACTTCTAATTTAACTGCATATACAACAGACGAGCACGTTATGAGTAACATTGATAGTATTAAATCTGCAAGACAAGGTCAATATGATAGTTTAAGTTTCTTAACAGAAAGCGCAGAAGGAAGAAAGATAATACAAAATGCATTTGGATTAGAAAATACTCAAGTTAAAGATTCAGCTTCTGCAATGAAAGCTTTACAG